TAGGTTGAGCCGAACTCATATTCACCCCTGGCAGCAACCGGCTGAGTCAGGGAAGAGTCGCTTGAGCCGATAGACGCCACTGCAGCAACGCTGGCATACGAACTGAACAGAACACCACTCCCCAGCAACAAAGCATCAAAAGCAGGGCTATATAGCATTTCAATAGCGTTGCCATTGAACGGCGGCGATTCCTGATCCTCGGCGTATGTTTTCACCAGCAGCCTGGCCTGAGGCTGCGGCAGGTCGGCAACTACATAGGCGGTTCCAGCGGATTGGCGTCCGCCATCATCTTCAAAGCGCAGCAGATAGCTACCCTCCAGCAACGGCACACGCGCTTGCACCTGGCCACCATTGGCCGTTGCAATGCCAATGGCCTCGCCCCATGCCGGGGTGTCGAGCCTGGGGCTGTGGCGGATCAGAACTTGCCCGCCCAACTTCACATCCAGGTCGAGAGCCTGATCCCAGGATAGGAGAGCAGTAACCGAGTCGACCGGCACTAGCGACAAGCCTGTTACATCAGTAGGTGGCGCTGTTTTGCCGTATGCGATAAACCAGAGCGCAGACGATTTGCCAGCCAGTAATCCGCGCAATCCCAAGACCGTGATCTCGTAGGTGCCGGCCGCTGAATCTAATATCTCGCATGCAGGCGCTAGCGTGGTCTGTCTTTGCCAGTTGCCACCATTCAACCGCCACTGCACACGATAGCTGCTGGCGTCGGCGACAGATGTCCAGCTAAGCTGAATTTTAGCCGCTGCTCTGCCCTGTAATTCGTAGATCACTTCTATGCCGGTCAGGTTTTCCGGAGCGGCGGGATGTATATTCAGGTCGGTAATATCGCGCGGTTCTAGCGCCCATCCGTATTCAATATTATTATACTTTGATGGGTCGTGGGCCATGGCGCCGATCTCATAATCCACGCCATTTGTTTCGCTAACGCTTAGCACCCGCCAGAGCGATTCTCTGACGGCAGTGGTCTCGAATTGCCAGATGCCATTCGGCATCGGTGCAGACGAAAACCCCGGCGACACTGTGAACACATTGCCAGCAATGCTGGTGACTGGCCGGGTCTCGGCCGTGCCGTCGTCGAGCTGCACGGACAGGGTGGGGCTGTTGGTAGCCGTCAGGCCCGCCGTGCTATCTGCGGTGATGGCCGTGGTGGTGGCTGCAGCGATCCGGCCCCCTCGGCGGCTGCCGGCGCGTACTGGATCGGCAATGCCGCCCACCTGCCCAGGCCTGGCAATGGAGCCGATGGCCAGGCCTGTCGTCGCCCCCACCAGTTCGCACTCTTCCCATTCAGTGTGCAGCAGCCATTTGCCCCATCGGGCTGCCTGGCCCCTGCTGGTGCAGCCGACGGCCTCGGTCTCAGCTCTGACTACTCCATATTTAATAATGGCATCCCTGCGCTCTACAGGCTCGTAGTCGTAGTCCTGGATGTCATTATTAAAGAATTTTACCACTGCAACAGTAGGCCGCCTACGTAAGCGGCTGCCTGAGTATTTGAAGCCCTCCGGTGATACGTTGGATGTGTTCAGCCTGAACGACACGTCTGCCGGCCTGTCCTGAGCAATAGTCATTGCGCTTTCCGACAGGTAGGGCATCGCTCGCATAATCGAGCAAAAATCTTGAATTAGTTTATAGGCGTCGGCGGGCTGATCAATAACCATATTGACAGCAAACCTAGGTTCCCAGCCACCAAAGCCATCAGGAATCAATTGAGCGCTATATTGGCTAGCGGCAAAAAAAGCCCACCGATCTAGCTGGCTGGCGTTTATGTGATCGCCAAAACCGTAGGGCTGCGTCAGTAGATCCCAGAGGCACCAGGCTGGATCTGTCGTCCACTGCGCCGCGCCAAAAGTTCCATTCCATACGCCGCTATAAATCAAGCGCCCGTTGCTCGAATCAACTGTTGCGTTGCTGGGAATTTTTACCTCTAGGCCGTAAACGTCAAAGCTGCAAGTTGGAATACTATTGAACTGCTCAGCGCCTAGCCTGATTCCAGCGTGCGCAAAACCTGGATACGCCAGCTTGGCGTAGGTAATAGGGCTGTAGGTACTCCATACAAGTTGATTAAATAGATTGTTGCTGTTGCTGTCTGGGGTGACGCGCGACACCCGAATATCAACGGGGAACGCGCCAGTAATGGCGACCTGAACTTGCCGCTGGTAGCCCTGCCTGGTGCGACCGCTGATCACATCGTCTACCACAGTAGTATAACCACCGCCGTTATACTGAATAGCAACGCGATAGTTTATGCTTGTCGTTAGGATGTCGTTTTTGTCTGTGTATTCTTCCAGTCGCGGTGCGGTGATGGTTAGCCGCACCGCGTTAGCAGTGCTGTCTGTGACCGTTCTGGTAATCGGCGTAGATTGAGCGACCGCTACGCCAACCGAGTAGGGCCCAGCCGCTACAGCATCAAAGCCGGGGATGTAGCCTTGGTCTTGCGCACCGTCGCGAAATGTGACAGCAACGTTTTCAAAATTAAAGCTACCGTCTGGATTTTGTAGCGGTGTTTTATCAAAATAAATAGATTGAAGGCCATTTACCAGCCCTTTAATCTTGCCGGCACCTAATATGTGAAGCGTCTTTACGTAGCTATCGGAAAACAGGCTTTCAGTATCTTGGCGGGGTACGTACTGTTGTGGCTGAGCTGTTGCACCGCCGCCACCGCCGCCCTTGCCACCGCCGCCACCGCCACCGCCGCTAATGATCATCCCAGAACCTGCACTACGTCAATTTCTTGGCTTACTATGTTAGAGCCAACTACGCGGCGCCCGTATATCAGCGCTGCCGATAATCCGAGGCGAGTATTATTCTGGATCCCCGAGAAGCTGTAGGTTTTGCGGGGGTCCTGCGCTTCGTCTGTCTGCCCCTGGTTGCCACCTGCATCAAATCTGGGCACCGGCGTCAGCAGCTGGGCAACGCCGCCTAGGGCTAGGCTTGCGCCAAGTCCCGTTGTCAAAGCAAAGAGCCCGGTGTTTTTAGCAAATGCAGCGCCCAAAAAGCCAGCTCCGCTTGCAATCGACAGCGCAATTAACGCCACTCCCGCAATAATTCTCCCCACGGCCCCAGCCCCGCCGATCACCGGCACGATGCTGATCTCCTGAGCCCCTGCGGGCTCCTGTAGCTCATCCTCGCCAATCGCCCTGGGGCCCAGTTTCACCCGGTAGCGCTGGTCGTTCATGTGCCCCTCTATCTGGGGGAAGTTAGCAACCAGAAACCGCATTGCCTCCGCAGCGCTAGCCACCTCCGCACGGAACACCCGGCGGCCCAGGAACTTCGCCAGACGGCCGTAGACGCGAATCACCCTCATAGCCTCAGTCTACCGATCCAGCCGGTGGCTTTCTGCAGATAGTCGCCGTAGAGATCCCGACTCGACAGCCGCCCCCGCAGGTGATGGAGCAGCTGCTGCTCGCCCAGGTAGATGCCGATGTGGTTGAGCTGCGTGTTGCGGATGGCCATGAATATCGCATCGCCTTCCTTCAGGTCGGCGAACTCAACCCGCTCGAAGCCGGCGGCGGCACAGTTCTGAGCGAACAGCGGCGCCGCCTCGAACTCAGCAGGCGTAGTCGGCCGATCAAAATCAGGCAGCTCGATGCCGCGCTCCTCTCGATACCAGTCGCGAGCCAGAGTCCAGCAGTCGTGGACGCCCCAGATCCACTGGCGCCCAATCAGTGGCGCCTGGAAGCCACAGGGCTCGCACTGGGCCCACTCCTGCGTTTTTGGGTTGACGATCAGCCAGGGCAGGCCAGATGTCTCGCACGCGGCGCGGTCGTCGTCGTGGGGCCCAGGTGGCGTGCACGGGTGCGAATGGAACACGGCCACTACCTCGCCAGTATCCTCAGCTGCCTGGTAATCGTCCGGGTCGAGGATGAACATCAGACCCGGGTCGTCGCTGTCAGCGCCCTCGGCGGCATTTCGGCAGGGCCAGTAGCGTTGCTTGCCCTTCACGATCACCACCAGCCCGCAGGCCTCGCGGGGGTCATCTTGCTGGGCATGAGCCAGTGCAGCGGCCTTGATTGCGTCGTCGATGTAGATCATGTGTAGCTAGTGCCTGCGCCAGGGAATCCGCCAAACGGTAGCTGGTTGTTGGCGCCCCAGTTGTTCTTACAATCCAATAGGCGCTTCCCGCAGTTAGGTGCAAACTGGCATTGAGTCGTGCTGGTCCACTGGCATAGCGTAACTATCTGGAACCGTGGTGCACGCACCGTGGAAAGGTCAAATGTGGCGCACAGCTCAAACTCAACTACCTCCCTGGTCTCCGCCTTTTTTTGATCTACCCAGTACACCTGTCTTGGGTACTCGTAGGTGGGATCTGGTGTGCCCCAGGGGTTGACATTGCCTGGGAAGTTCACTGCATCGAGGTGCCTGGCGTGGACCCGCACGCGGCTGACCTGCGCCCCCTCTAGCCCGTTGGGCAGGTTGAGCAGTAGGCCGCTGATCAGGCCACCCGCAAACGGGTTATTGCTGGTCAGCGGAATATTGGCAACCCGTAGCGTGGGGCGCGGCAGTGATCCGGTGCCGGTCAGGGCAAAACCCTCAGCCTCTATAGGCAGCGCTTCGTAGGTGTTGCCGGCCCACACTACGTCGCCGGTCTGTTTTGCGTTAATCCCAGCGTGAAATCGATAAACTTCATCGACGCCGTGAATAGCCGCAAACAGCTGCAGCTCAAACAACTCGATCAGGGCGGATGGGGCCGGGAGTTGCGCCTCGGCAAAGGGGATTGGCATTAGAACTCAAACACCTGGATAAAGGTGGCCGTGATTTGATTGTTATTAAAATTGGTGTAGGTTGCTGTCCATTCTGGGCATTTGAATTTGCCAGCGCTGCCCCATGGCGGCGTCCAATCAAAAGACTCGGCGCCGCCCCTGGCGTCGAGAAATTCTTCAATCTGATCGCGCTCGGCGTTGCTGCGATTCTTGAACTGCAGTGGATAAGTCTTAGGGTTTGGATTGAGCCCCTTTGGGATACGCTGACCGTAGCCATCTCCAAATTTGGATTCGTAGACAGCTGGCTTGCTTTCCTTGGGAAGGTCAAAGTCTGGTGTCCAGGTGAAGGTAGCCATTAGCGGTTCAGGAGGCCTCCTCGCTCCATATGTTGCTGCACACGCCGATCGACCATCGGCCCCACCATCGGCACCAACATGCGAGCCAGATCGTTACCCAGGGCCTGGGCGTCGCCGGAGCCGTCGCTGTTGCTGGTCACGTTGCCGTTGGGGTGGACGTGTACCGCAATATTCACCTGGGTCGAGCTGGTGGCGCCGCTATTGCCCTGCGCATGGTCGACCACAGTTTCCCGAGGGTGGAGCATGGCCATGAATCCACCACGGCCATCCAAGCCGCCAGATCTAGGGCCGTTGCCGGTGTAGCCGCCTCCGGCAAAGCCGGGCAGGCCGACAGGCGCTGGCCCCACTGGGTTGAACGATGTAATAGCGCCAGGGAAGCCCGTGCTAATTCCGCCACCAAAATTGCCAGTAAATGACTGTGCCATGGACGGCGCGGCGGCTGCCGATGGCGACAGGAACCCCAGCGCCGTCATGATGGTTTTTAGCACGAACTGCCGAAATATCATCCGACTGGTGTCGGTTAAAACGCTGGCCGCGAATGCATTGAAGTTGCTGCTGCCGGTAGTAGCCAAGCTTACCAGGCTATTCTCTAATCCACCCATGCCGTCTACGGTCAAAGACGCAATTGCGTCGCGCACATTGCCAATAGAATCGCCATATTGCTTCATTCCTTGAGACAACCCGGCGCTTGCGGAATCGCGAGATTGATATTCCTTGATTGCGTCGCCCATGGCGAACACATTTTCCAGACGCTGCCGATCAAGGTCGAGCTGCTCTTCTGTGATCCGTTTAAGATCCTCGCGATACTGGATCTCAGCCGCGCCAGCGTCGGCAGCCTGTGCGCTCAGCAACGCCCGCCGCTCATCGTCGCTCAGTGCAGCTCTCAGCCGATCGGCGTACTCGCGCATCCGCTCAGTCCTGGCCGCATCGAACTCAGCTAGCAGCTTCTCTGCGGGGCCTGTGGCCTGGGCAATGCGCAGCAGGCCCTGCTTGGTGGTCAGCAGATCGCGGGAGGCTGCCAGCTG